TTGGTTGGTTGTTGGTGGAGAGATTAAGCAGTTTCGCAACATCCCACCACTCCTTGGGCGACAGTTTGAAAACAACAAACAAGACTGCCGAAACATCGTGTTAGACAGTTACATGCTTGCCGGCGTTGAATTACCGGACAAGTCTGAGTACGCCTTTGATTGGTTTGAATCCTCTAACCTATACGAGGACGGTTTACAGCGGTGCGGATTTTACAAACTAATGCAAGAAGATGATGCGCAACTTGGCGATGTCGTCTTAATCCAAGTCGGTGCAAATGTGGCGAATCACGCCGGCATTTATCTCGGCAATCAAACAATATTACATCACAGCCAAGATCGCTTGTCGGCTCGGGTGCCTTACGGTGGGTTTTGGCTCAACAATACGCACTCAGTATGGAGATTTAAAGATTGGTACAAGTTAAATTTTACGGCAGTCTTAAACGATTTGCAGATGAGCCGTTAGAGCTTGATGTTGGCAATTTTAAAGAGCTGATGAGTGGATTGCTAACGCAGATTAAAGGATTGCGCCAACACTTACGGCACGGCTATTACAAAATGCGTGTAGGCAGTAAATATCTCTCTGAAGAGCAGTTAAAAACAAATCCACTCTCTGAATTAAGAGATGGCTGCACAGTGCATTTTACGCCGGTTATCTCCGGTGCGGGCCGCGGAATGAGCGTGGGGCAAATTATCTTAGGGACGGTATTGATCGCCGCTGCATTTTGGACTGGAGGTGCCTCTATAGCAGCATGGGGTACTGGAGCAACAATGATGGGAGCGATGGGTGCATCACTTTTACTTACGGGCGTAGCAGGTCTGCTTACAAAAATGCCAGATATGAACTCTCGAATTGACGAGGGGGAGAAAAAACAAAGTACCTCATTTAGCAACATCAAAAACTTAACCCCACAAGGGAGTCCAATCCCTTTGCTGTACGGCAAAATGCTAACAAGTCTTGTGCTTATATCGCAAGGTGTTGAAACGTTTGATGACATGATAGACACAAAAGATCAGACGAAGAAAAACTCAAGACCATTCTTTTTTGGAAATTAATTCAGGGAATTTAGGGGTTTGTTATGGGTGGTAGATCAAAAGGTGGCGGCGGACATACCCCGCAAGAGGCGCCTGATTCTTTGCGTTCGGCGCAAAAGCTACGCGCAATCGGTTTAATTTCGCTTGGACCAATTAAAGGGCCGGCGAACAAGTGGAAAGACACGTATTTTGACAATACGCCAATCCAAAATGCAAACGGTGTAGATGATAATGATGCCGGTAGTTTTAATTTTAAAAACACGGAGATCCAATACAATCTAGGCTATCAAGACCAAAAACCGTTAGAGGGGTTTGAAGCGTCTGAGCGTGAGGTATCGGTCGGAGCAGAGGTAAAACAGCAACATCCTATTACGAGATCAGTTATAGATCCCGATGTGACACGCTTACGCCTAACGATCGGTGTAAATGCATTGTTCTCACAAAACGATCAAGGTGACACAAACGGCACGTATGTTGACTTCCAAATTTTGGTTAATAACACACCGCGCGGAACGTACCAGATCGAGGGTAAATCATCATCCCGATTTTACCGCAGTTACATCATAGATGATTTACCGCCAAGACCATTTACGGTTACGGTCAAGCGATTGACGGATGATAGTAAATCTCAACGCTTACAAAATGGTACTCACTGGGTAAGTTACACTGAGATTATCGACACAAAATTAAGCTATCCAAATATGGCTATCGTCGGCATTAAGACCGATAGCCGATACAATCCAAGTTTTCCAAACATCAACTTTTTGCTTTACGGGCGCATTATCAAAATCCCGACAACCTACAATCCTGAGACACGCACATACGCACCGGGATTGTGGCGCGGTGATTTTAAGATGGGTTGGACCAATAACCCGGCATGGATTTTTTACGACTTAATCACTAATAAATTGGCTGGTTTAGGTCAGCGCATTGGCGATTATGGGATTGATAAATTTATACTGTATGAGATTGCCAAATATTGTGATGAGCTTGTAGATGACGGCTACGGTGGCAAAGAGCCTCGCATGGTATCTAACTTATGGATCACCGAGCAACGTGAGGCATACAACGTACTGTCTGACATGGCATCCGTTTTCAGGGCGATCGCCGTTTGGGATGGCACACAATTTACAGCAATCCAAGACAGACCGGCTGACCCTGTTTGGTTGTACTCTCAATCAAACGTAAAAGCCGGCAAATTTACCCGCCAATACGCCGCAGGAAAGGCCATTTTTACCGCGGTTGAGGTTGAGTATGCGGACGAGCGCAACCTATACCAAAAAGCGATTGAGTACGTTGCTGACGATAGCATGATTGCCCGCTACGGCTACAACGTCAAAAAAATAACCGCTTACGGTTGCACATCACGCGGTCAGGCTCACAGATACGGCAAATGGGTGTTGGAAACCTCTCGTCTTGAGCAATGTACGATTACTTTTGCCGTTGGCCGACAAGGATTAATGCACTTACCCGGTGATATGATCGAGGTAGCAGATAACAACTATGCCGGCAAAGCTTTAAGCGGCCGAGTTGTTGCAATCAGTGGTAAAAAGGTCACATTAGATCAGCCTGTAGAGATTAAGGGTGAGAGCTATCTAAACTACATCACCGCTGACGGTTTGGTAAAAATCAAAATTAAATCGGTGGACAAAACTAATCCGGCAATCGTTGATCTTGATAGTGTACCGCAAGGGTTGAGTGTTTTTGATAACTGGGTACTTAAATCAGGCGTAGTATCAACGCAACTCTACCGCGCTCTCGGCATCACTGAAAATGACGATGGAATAGGAAAAAGGTGTCAATTGAAAGCAATAAATCAGAACAGCACCCATTATACTTGCGCCAATACATCCCAAAAGCAACTCTATACTATCATCTTTTAGAGAATGTCCGAAAAGTTGCAAGCGTCTCATTCCTGAAATATATCGAATCCCAGCACTTCTCATTTCTTGTGTTTTTTGAATAATCGTAAAAGAGCTAAAACTAATGATAAAAATTGGGAAATTAGATTTTTATGTTTCATTATTGGATTGTGAAAATATAAATTTAAAAACTTCTAATGACATTTTAAATTTTGCAATAAAAGAAAAAGTCGATTTAACTATTGTTGGAAGTGAAGAATTATTAGTTGACGGTATAGTTGATAAATTTCAAGAAAATAATTTAACTATATTTGGGCCAAATAAAGAAGCTGCTATGCTTGAAGGGTCAAAAGCTTTTGCAAAAGATTTTATGCAAAAATATGGAGTTAAAACTGCTAAATACCAATCTTTTACTGATAAAGAAAAAGCTATAAAATATTTAGATGAAATGTCTTATCCTGTTGTTATAAAAGCAAGTGGACTTGCTGCAGGAAAAGGGGTTGTAATTGCTCAAAATAGAAAAGAAGCAGAAGATACTTTAAATGATATGATGACTAATAAAGTATTTGCAGAAGCAGGAGATACTGTTGTAATTGAAGAATTTTTAGATGGGGTTGAGATTTCTGTTTTATCTATCACAGACTCAGAAGTAATAATACCTTTTATTTCAGCTAAGGACCATAAGAAAATATCTGAAAAAGAAACTGGTTTAAATACTGGTGGTATGGGAGTAATTGCACCTAATCCATATTATACAAAAACTATTGAAGAAAAATTTATTCAAAATATATTGGAGCCTACTTTAAAGGGTATTAAAGAAGAAAAAATGAATTTTGCTGGAATAATATTCTTTGGTTTGATGGTTGCAAATGGAGAAGTGTATTTACTTGAATATAATATGAGAATGGGAGATCCTGAAACTCAAGCAGTTTTACCACTAATGAAATCAGATTTCTTAGATGTAATTAACTCAGCTTTAAATAAAGAATTAAAGAATGTAAAAATTGATTGGGAAAACAAATCAGCTTGTTGTGTAGTGATGGCAGCAGGTGGATATCCTGTTAAATATGAAAAAGGAAATCTTATCAGTGGTCTAGAAAAATTTGATGTAAGCAATTCTGATAATAAGGTTTTCTTTGCAGGAGTAAAAGAAGAAAATGATAAGTTCTATACTAATGGTGGTAGAGTTTTAAATGTTGTTTCTATACAAGATAGTTTAGAAAAAGCTATTGAGACTGCATATAAAAATGTAAAAGAAATTTCATTTAAAGATAGCTATTGTCGTAAAGATATAGGAACTTTATATGTACCAGTTAAAGATTAGAGTCTATTTTATAAAAATGAATAGTTAGAAAAATTAAATTCCCAATATAAAAGTAAAAAATAAGTGAGTTACGAATGGAAATTTTAGATAAAAAATCAAATAGAATGA